TTCGCTGCTATGCAGGCGGTGAGTACACCTATGTGCAGGAAGGCAGACCCGTCTGGCCCGAATATGACGACTCCACGATGTCTGGCGACACCGTGGTTGACCCGACTGTGCCGATTCAGGTGGGGCTCGACTTCGGTTTGACCCCTGCGGCCACCATTGGCCAGCGCATGCCCAATGGCCAGTGGCAAATTCACAAGGAAATTGTCACGTTTGACATGGGTTTGGAGCGATTCGGCATGCAGCTGCTGGCCGACTTGAACGCGCTGTACCCAAATCACCAAGTTTTGCTGTGGGGCGACCCTGCTGGCCAGGCGCGTGACGCGATTTATGAGGTTACGAGCTTCGACTTCCTGCGCACGCTGGGTCTGAGAGCGCAGCCAACAGCGTCAAACGACTTCAAGGTGCGCCGCGAAGCGTCTGCCGCGCCGATGCAGCGCCTGATTGGTGGCAAGCCAGGTCTGATTGTCAACCGCGAGTGCAAGCTGCTGCGAAAAGCGCTGGGCGGTGGGTACCACTTCAAGCGTGTGGCGGTCGGTGCTGGCCATGAGCGCTTCCGCGACGCCCCAAACAAGAACGAGCACTCACACATTGGCGACAGCTTCGGCTACCTGATGCTTGGCGGTGGTGAATACAACCGCATGACCCGCACCCACCAGCTCGGTGGCAGACCGCCTGCGCAGACTGTGGCGAAACTTGACTTCAATGTGTTTGATTGACGTATATCGCCGCGCTATCACAGTGTTGCACGTTGTCCAAAACCCCATAGAATCGTTTGCATGAGTATCGACTTTGACCCTTGCGTTGTTCACCACTTCGCCGCTGGCGTTTACGCCAAGCAGATGACACTGCCTGCCAATCACTACGCTGAGAAGCACGTTCACAGCTATGACCACATGAGCATCTTGGGTCAGGGGCGTGTGGTGGTGACGGTGGACGGCAAGGACAGCGAGTATTCCGCGCCAGCTTGCATCGCAATCAAGGCTGGCCAGAAGCACCGCATCGTTGCTCTTGAAGATTCGGTCTGGTTCTGTATTCACGCAACCGATGAGACAGACCCAGACCACATTGATGAGGTTTTACTTAGGAGTTGACTATGGTCTGGATTGCAGCAGCGGTACTGACAAGCGCGGCTTACACCGCAAACGAATCACGCAAGTCGCGTCGCTCTGCTGAAGAGCAGCAGCGCCAAGCGCTTGCACAACAGCAAGCAGATGCCGCAGCAATGCGCACCGAGCTGCAGCGTCAGACGGCTGAGTACGCCAAGCAAGGCGCGTCGCTTGAGATGCAGGCTCAGACTGCAAAACAGCAGTTTGAGCAGCAGAAGCTCAACTATGAGCAGAACCGCTTAGACATGGAAGCCAAGGCCAAGGAAGTGCAAGCCGCTGCAGACGAAGAGCGCCGCAAGGCAGCAGCTCAAGAAGCGTCTGCTCTGAAGGCTCGCACCCGTGGTGGCCGTCGCTCGCTGCTGTCTGACGCACGCATGGACGCAGAGCTTGGCATCGGCATGAGCCTTGGCCCTGGCAGCTCAATGGTGCAGTGATGGCAACGACGCCGCAATTCATTCAGCAGCGTCTTGCTCGCAAGAGCAGCGACATCACGCGCCTGACTTCTCAGTACAAGAACCAAATCAACGCAATGACTGGTGAGTACGAGAAGTCCTATGCCGACTACACCGCCAAGCGCAATGAAATCATGGCCCCTTATGAGGCAGCTGTTGGCCAGTACCAGCAGCAATTCACGGGCTATGAAGAAGCGCTGGCAGGCTACAAGCAGCGCCTTGCTGACTACACAGCAAAGCTGCAAGACGCCTATGACAACCCGCTTGAGCAGTTGAATACTCAGCGCCGCGCAACCCGTGGCGGTCAACAATTCCTGATTGATGGAAGTTGGAAAACTGCTGGTCAACTTGGCAATGAGTACACAGTTGAAGGCACCAACATCTACAAGCGCAAGAACCCAGGCAAGTTTGAAGAGAAAGCGCCAACCGCGCCGACACTGCCAACCGCGCCAGTGGTTGAAGAGTTCGACACCAAGCAGTTCGACACCAAGCGTGCAGAGCTCGACATGGGACTCAAGCGTGAGCTCGGTGAGCGCAAGGCAGCAAAAGTAAACGCAGTCGGTCGCAAACAAGCGCGACCACTACTGCAAGGGGCAGCATGATGGCAACACTACCAAGACGCATGGCTCGGCCAATGATGGCTGAGACAGAGATGGATGACAAAGCGCCAGACGGCTCTTGCCCTGAAGTCCTGCGCAACAAGGCGATGAGCATCAAGAATCATCGCATCTGCATCACCAAAGCCAATCTCGGCCCTGCAAATCCGCAAGCGCCTGAGATGTACTTCTGGATTAAGAAGACGGCTGTGTGGAATGTCAGCGAGTCTGCAGCGCGTGAGATGCTGTGCCGCAACTGTGGCCACTACGTCAAGACGAAATTCATTGATGACTGCATGAAGAAGTACCCGCAAGTCACGCCGCCTGAAGTTGACCCAGCATGGGTTGACACTGGTGAGTCTGGTGGCTACTGCACTGAGTGGGACATCCCCTGCACTGCTTCACGCACTTGCGACACATGGGAGCCAGGTGGCCCCATCACTGACGCAAAGAAGACAAACAAATTGGAAGGGCTAGAAGATGGCGACGACTAAGAACGCAGGCGGCATGCGCCTGACACCAGAGCAAATCCTGAAGCGTCAGGAAGCAGCTCAAAAGAAAAAAGACGAATTCCAAGCGCTGTATCAAGACGCCTATGAGTTCGCCCTGCCCCAGCGCCAGCTGTATGGCGTTTGGGAAGGTGGCAGCACTGGCAGCAACAAGATGTCGCGGGTCTTTGACTCGACGGCCATCAACAGCACACAGCGCTTCGCCAACAAGCTGCAGTCGGTTGTCTTCCCACCGCAGCGCAAGTGGGCTCGCCTTGAGGCTGGCTCAGACATTCCGCAAGAGAAGAAGGAAATCGCGCAGGCCGTGCTTGAAGCCTACGCAGACAAGATGTTCACGATGCTCAAGCAGAGCAACTTCGACATCGCCATGGGTGAGTTCTTGCTTGACCTGTCTGTTGGCACGGCTTGCATGATGGTGCAGCCAGGCGATGACGTGAACCCGCTCAACTTCATCCCCGTGCCGCTGTTCTTGGTGAGCTATGAGGAAGGCGCAAACGGTCAGGTGGATAACGTCTACCGACGCATGCGCATGAAGGGTGAAACCATCCAGCGCCAATGGCCTGACGCAGAGATTCCTGCTGACCTTGCTCAGAAGATCAAGGACAAGCCGACTGATGACATCGACTTGCTTGAGGCCACCATCTATGACCACAAGCGCGGTGACTACTGCTACCACGTCATTTACAAGGAAGGCAAGAGTGAGCTGGTCTACCGCCGCCGCAAGTCTTCGCCTTGGGTTATCAGCCGCTACATGAAGGTGGCTGGCGAGATTTATGGTCGCGGCCCGTTGATGACGGCACTGCCTGACATTAAGACCTTGAACAAGACCATTGAGCTGCTGCTGAAGAACGCATCGCTTGCTGTGTCTGGCGTCTACACCGCAGCCGATGACGGTGTGCTCAACCCCAACACAGTGCGCTTGGTGCCTGGTGCCATCATCCCCGTGGCTCGCAACGGTGGCCCACAAGGGCCAGCTCTGCAAGCCCTGCCACGCAGCGGTGACTTCAACGTGACGCAGCTTGTCATCAATGACTTGCGCCAGAACGTCAAGCGCATCCTGCTTGACGAGTCACTGCCGCCTGACAACATGAGCGCACGCAGCGCGACTGAGATTGTCGAGCGCATGAAGGAGCTGTCGCAGAACCTTGGCTCTGCTTTTGGCCGACTCATCAACGAAACGATGATTCCGCTGACCAGCAAGATTCTTGAAGTCATGGATGAGCGCGGTCTGATTGACATGCCGCTGCGCGTCAATGGCCTTGAGGTCAAGGTGGTGCCAGTCGCACCGCTGGCCATGGCTCAAAACATGGATGAGGTCAACGCCATCATGCAGTACGCCCAGATCATGGCGTCGCCGCAGTTCGGCACTGACGGTCAGCTGGCGCTCAAGACTGACATGCTGCCCGACTACTTGGGCGAGAAGTTGGGCGTGCCAATGGCTGTGCGCAACTCGCAGGCCGAGCGTGCTGTGCTCATGGAAGAGATGCAGAAAAACCAAGCAATGGTGGCTGCTGCCAAAGCTCAGGCTATGCAAGCGCAGGCCATGACGACTGAAGGGATGCCAGCATGAGCTGGGAAGAGCTAGAAGCCATCGGCAAACCGACCGATGTGCGCGAAGTGGAGCAGAAGCGCGAAGACCTTGCGCGTCTGACTCTGCGAGTGTTTGCGTCAGAAGACGGTCAGAAGCTGCTGTCTTGGTTGCGCGACATCTATGTGAATGTGCCTATCGCAGTGCCAGGCACAGACCCGAGCCATGCCTTCTATGCCGAAGGGCAGCGAAGCGTGGTGCGGGACATTGAGGCACGCATCAACCAAGCAAGGAACCTATGACCGACACAGCAACCGTCGAGCCCACCGCTGGTGGCCTACTTGACACAGTGCAAGTGGAAGACACAACACAAGCCAACAACCCGCAAGCAGCGGAGATTGACCACAAGAGCGACCCAGCGCCCACCGACACGGTGGCCGACACTGGCGCACCCAAGGTGAAGCCCGAATATCTGCCAGACAACTTCTGGGATGCAGAGAAGGGCGAAGCCAAGTATGAGGCCATGGCCAAGAGCTGGTCAGACTTGCGTAAGCAAATCAGCCAAGGCAAGCACAAGGCACCAGAAGGAGGCAAGTACGACACCACTTCCTTTGGTGGCGAGGCCGAGAACAACCCCATGGCCAACACCTTGGTGGAGTTCGCCAAAGAGAACGGTCTGAGTCAGGCGCAATTCGATGACCTGGCCACCAAGCTGCGCTCGCAAGCCGAAGCCATCATGGGCTCGCAGACCATTGACCCTGCAGCCGAGCTCAAGCAGCTTGGGCCAAACGCCAACGCCATTGTCGAAGGCATGGTGAATTGGGCTCGCGGTCTGGTCAACAAAGGCGTCTGGTCGAAAGACGACTTTGAAGAGTTCAAGATCATGGGCGGCACGGCTCGCGGCATCAGCGCACTGATGAAGATTCGCGAAGCCTACGAAGGCCGAGTGCCAGTGGAGTCCATGCCATTGGAAGGCGCACCCAGCAAGGAAGAGCTCTTCCAGATGGTGGCCGACCCCAAGTACAAGACAGACGCAGCGTATCGCCAGAAGGTCGAGAAGCTGTTTCAGGCTCACATCAAGTAAACCCATTGCCACGGGACTTTGACCCGCTTCGGCGGGTCTTTTTTTGCAATCCCCAAACGCCCCATTGCGCTGTTGTAAAAAAACCATACAATCCGCAACAAGGCCCACCGAGAAATCGACCCTTACCGCAGTGGAAGCTGACGACTGGCTGGCGTAAGCAGCAAGCAACGGCCCTGAGTTTTCAGGCTAACCAGAGCGCTAAACCCTGTTCAACAAACTCGATGAGGTATTCAAATGAGCGTTTCTCTCTCTAACGCCTTTGTGACGCTCTTCGACGCTGAAGTGAAACAAGCCTACCAGGGCAAAGCAATGCTGGTTGGTGCGGTTCGTTCACGTCGCGGTGTCGAAGGCTCTACTGTCAAATTCCCCAAAGTTGGTGCTGGCGTTGCCACTCCACGCATCCCACAAACTGATGTCACCCCCATCAACGCTTCTTTCAGCCAAGTCACTCTGACTCTCGCTGACTGGAACGCTGCTGAGTACAGCGACATCTTCAGCCAAGCAAAAGTCAACTTTGACGAGCGCCAAGAGCTGGTGCAAGTCGTGGCTGCTGCCATGGGCCGTCGCCAAGACCAGATGATTATCGACGCATTGACCGCATCAAGCACCAGCTTGACTGTGAGCAATGACATCGGTGGCACTGACTCCAACCTGAACGTCGCCAAGTTGCGCGAAGCCAAGCGCTTGCTCGACAAGAACAACGTTGACCCAGGTGACCGTCACATCGTCATCCACGCCAACAGCTTGGCCAGCTTGCTGTCTGAGACTGCTGTGACTTCTTCGGATTTCAACAGCGTGAAGGCTTTGGTGCAAGGCGACATCAACACATTCTTGGGCTTCCAATTCCATGTGATGGGTGATCGCTCTGAAGGTGGCTTGGCCATCGACGGCAGCAATGACCGCACTGTGTGGGCTTTCCACAAGTCGGCAGTTGGCTACGGTGAAGGCATCGGCATGCGCACCGAAATCAACTACATCCCTGAGAAGACCAGCTGGTTGGTGAACGAAGTTTTCAGCGCAGGCGCTATCGCCATCGACGCTGGTGGCATCGTGCAAATCACTTGCCGCGAAGCCTAATCTCTAACTTAACTTAAGGAGAATCAACATGGCTTTCGCAATGTCTGGTCTGACCGCCATCGGTCAAGCAAAACGCGGCAACGCACCTGGCTTGTTTCTGTACAAAACTGCAGACACTCAAGCAACTGTCAACACGTCTGGTTACTTCAACAGCATCGCAAACTTGCTGACTGTTGGTGACATCATCTTCGTGTATGACTCGACTACACCTTCTCTGGTGTTGACCTATGTCAACTCTGTGAGCTCTGGCGTGGTTGACATCGCTGACGGTACAACCGTGAGCGCAACCGATACTGACTAATCATCAGCTTTCGGCTAGTCGGGCCAGCCGCTGAGTATTCGGGGGCTGGCCCTTCTCACATTGAGAGGTTCACATGGCTGCAGGCGATACCGCTGTTTCAATCTGTTCTGACGCACTCATTCTGTTGGGCGCGAAGGCAATCACGTCTTTCAATGATGGCACTGACGAATCAAGCGTCTGTGACCGTCTGTACTCAGACATTCGCGACTCAACGCTGTCGATGTACCCATGGAGCTTCGCCACCAAGAAGGTGGCGCTTGCACGTCTGGTGACTGCACCAGGCAGTGTGTGGAAATACGCTTTCCAACTGCCAGGCGACAGAATCGCCAACCCAGCTGCTGTCTACCAGACAGCCAACGTCGGCTCTCCCATTCGCAAAGATTGGGAAGTGCAAGGCGACCAGCTGCTGACAAATCTTGAGACTGTCTTCATTGACTACAAGTACAGCGTGCCTGAGTACGCCATGCCGCAATACTTCGTGCAGCTGCTCAAGTACATGATGGCGTGGCATCTGGCCATGCCAATCACCGAGCAAACCGAGAAGGCAACCTACTGGCAAGGCGTCGCCGTTGGTGGCCCTGCAGAGAATGGCCGTGGCGGTTTCTTCCGCAGCGCCACTCAGATTGACGGCCAAGGCAACCCATCACGCGCCTTCAGCGACTTCACCTTGGTTGACGCGAGGTTTGGCTGATGGCTCGCTTCATTGACGTACAGACCAACTTTGCAACGGGCGAGCTCGACCCGTTGCTGCGCTCTCGCGTTGAGCTTGAGACATACAAGAACGCGCTGGCCAAGGCCACCAATGTTCTGATTCAGCCGCAGGGTGGTCTGCGCCGTCGGCCTGGCACCAAGCACATTCTTGAGCTGCCATCTGCTGCAGCCAACGGTGTGCGCCTTGTGCCATTCCAATTCTCGGTGACAGATAGCTACATGCTGTGTTTCACCAACCAGCGCATGTACGTCATCAAGAATGGCGCTGTAATCACAAACATAAACAGCACTGGCAACAACTACCTGTCAACGACCATCACGGCTGACATGGTTGACGATATGTGCTGGACGCAATCGGCTGACACGCTGATTGTGGTGCACCCTGACCTTCAGCCAGTGAAGATCGTGCGCGGTGTGAATGATGCGAGCTGGACGGCCAGCACCATCACATTTGACAGCATCCCGAAATACGCCTTCACGCTGGCCTTTAGCAACCCTGCAGCGACTCTGACGCCAAGCGCAGTGTATGGCAACATCACACTGACCGCATCGGCTGGCGTCTTCAGTTCTGGCAACGTCGGCCAGTACATCAACGCCACGCCGCAAGGCCGTGCTCGCATCGTGCAGTACGTCAGCAGCACCGTGGTCAACGCCGTCACTGAGTACCCATTTTTCAACACCAGCGCGGTGGCGTCTGGCTCTTGGGAGATTGAGTCTGGCTATGAAGATGCGTGGTCGAGCAGCAAAGGTTGGCCACGGTCTGTAAGTTTCCATGAAGGTCGCCTGTACTTCGGCGGCAGCAAGTCTCGCCCTTCCACAATCTGGGGCAGCAAGATCGGTCTGTTCTTTGACTTCGTGCCAAGCGAATCGCTGGACGACGACGCAGTTGAAGCGACGCTGGACACCAACGAGCTCAACGTCATCACCGACATCATCAGCTCGCGTGACTTCCAAGTGTTCACCACTGGTGGTGAGTTCTATGTGCCACAGCAAGGCACAGACCCAATCACGCCGCTGACCTTCACATTCAAGGCGGTCAGTCGCAATGGGATCAAGCCTGGCACCCGTGTGCAGTCAGTCGAGACTGGCTCCATCTACATCCAGCGCCAAGGCAAGTCGCTCAACGAGTTCGTCTTCTCTGACTCGCAGCTGACGTATGTGACGCAGCGCATCTCTCTGCTGTCTGGCCATCTGTTGAAGGGGCCACAACGCATCGCCATGCGCCGTGCGTCGAGCACAGAGGAAGCCGACTTGCTGCTCATGACAAATGCTGATGACGGCTCAATGGCTGTGTTCAGCATCATGCGCAGCCAGCAAATCACGTCGCCTTCTGAGTTCATCACAGACGGGAGCTTCATTGATGTTGGCGTTGACGTGACAAGCATCTACACGGTGGCGAAGCGCACATTCAACGGCTCTGACAAGTACATTGTCGAGCTGTTCGGGTATGACTACTTCACAGACTGCGCGTTTGTGGGTGGCGCTGCTTCCAGCAAGTCCAGCCTGCCGCATGAGGGCAAGGCGCTCAACGTCATCACTGATGGCGTGCCGCAGTCTGATGAGACTGTAAGCAGCGGGTCAGTCACCTTTGACCGCGCCAGCACCACTTCGTATGAAGTCGGCCTGCCGTTCACGGTGTACGCCAAGACAATGCCAGTCGAAATCAAGCTGCAGACTGGCTCTCGCTTGAGCTTCAAAAAGCGCATTGTCGAAATCAATGCCATCGTCAACAAGACGCAGCACTTGAAGCTCAACAACAACCCCGTGCCATTCCGCAGCTTTGACAACCCGTTGCTCGACGCTGCAGAGCCAGAGTTCACGGGCATCAAGCGCGTCAATGGCGTGCTTGGCTACAGCCGAGAAGCAGCTATCGAAATCTCGCAGACTCTTCCATTGAAGATGTATCTGCTGGGTCTTGAATACCGTGTGGCAGTTCATTCAGGGACATAATCATGGCAGTGGATTATTCAATCTCAAGTGGGTCTGGTTACTCAATCAGCAACAGGACTTCGCCTGGTCTTAGCTCGGGCTCGCCACAGCCTGCTTCCGCGCCAAACTACTCTGCTGGCGCTATTGCAGCCGCTGGCTTAATCACAGCTTACGGCCAATCAGAAGCTCAGAAGGCTGCAGCCATCAACCAGCAGACTGGTTTGATGGTGTCTGCGCGTGACGCGCTGGTGGTGGCTGATGTTCGCGCTGACATGAGCGAGCAGTACGCAGCTATCCAAGCTGGCCGCACGCTCAAGAAGGCGCAGATCGAAGCGCAGAACTATCAGATCGCTGGCAACACGCTGCTCAAGAATCTGCGTGCGACAAACGCTTCTATGCGTGCGCGTGCAGCCGCAAGTGGCATCGCCTATGGCGAAGGGTCTGCAGCTGCTGTGCAGCGCGAGAACACGCGCAACACAATGCTCGACGTTGGCGTTGCTGACTTGAACGCGCTGACTGCCCGTGTGTACGGATTTGAAGATGCGTCTGCAATGTTGCAGTCAACGCAGTACCAGAACTTCTTGAACAACTACACGGCCCAGCGTCAGGCTGGCCAGTATGAGATGGCTGGCACTGCAGCACGTCAGCAAGGTGGATTGCTCGCCAATTACACTCTTGCAAGTGGTGCAGTCAACTACGCAAGAACCACGTCTAAATAAGAAGAGGCGCACATGGCAACAGGAAGACTCGAATCAGGACAGATGCAAGTGCGCTCTGTGGGCGGTGTGCCGATGGCACAAGTTGGCTTGCAGCAAGTTGACAACATCGGATACCGCCAACAAGCGGCAACGGCTCAGTCGCTGTCGCAAGTGCTTGACCGCATGAGTGGCGCATTGTTTGAAGAGGCTGGCAAGCGTGCGCAACAGCAAGCCATTGCTGACGTGGTGAACAACCCAATCAGCGACGCGCAGCTTGAGGCTGCAAAACAAGGCGACACATCGCTGCTGAAGTTGGGTGGCAACTTCAACATGTATGACATCGCCTTGCGCAAGGCTCGCAGCTTTGAGCTTGCTGGTCGCTTTGAGATGGAAGCCAAGAATGAGGCCGTGAAGATCATGGCTGACATTGAGGCTGGCACGGTTGACTCAACGCAGGCAGCTCAGAAGCTCAACACGCTGACCACTGGCTTCGGCAAGTCGCTCGCATCTGTTGACCCTGACGCCGCGCTGAAGTTCAACGCGAGCATGGGAGTGTACGGTTCGACCATCGTGGCCAAAGCCTATGAGCATGAGCAGCGCCGCCGCAAGCAGCAGCAGGCCATCATGCTTGAAGGCTCGCTGGCCAATGACATGAAGCTCATTCCTGCTGTGCTTGAGCAAGGGGTTTACACCAATGCCAATGGCGAGACTCGCTCTGCCGTTGAGTTCTTGGATGTGTACCGCAAGAACCTGAGTGACCGCGCCTTCGCTGCTGGTGGCTTGGAGACTGCCCAGCACTACTTGGCCAAGTTCGACAAGGAAGTGCAACAGCAGAAGATTAACGTGCTGTCTAAGCACTTCACTGGCGAGTCAGAGCTGCTTGACCCAGAGGCGCAGTTGAAGCGCTTGCGTGCTGGTGACGCTGGCAAGATGAGCCACATTCTGCAGGACATGATTGCCACCGACTTTGACAGCATCGCCAAGGTCGAAGCCAACATCTTGGCCACGTCATCGCATCGCCATCAGCTCAAGCAGCAGAAGGAAGCCGAAGCCAAGAAAGCTGGCGAGGCTTCTGCCATCGGCCTGCTGACGCAAATCTACTCGCTGCCTGAAGGCGACGCACGCCGCAAGTCGCTGACCACTCAGTTGACCAATGTGGCCAAGAACGCGCCTGGCTCTGTGCCGTTTGGCGTGATGAAAGACTTGCTGGACACCACCAACCAAGGAAATGCGCAAGTTGAGTTCAACGTGCGCAACGGCATCTACAACGGCAGCATCACCACGTCTGAGCAAATCTGGCAGCACGTCGGCAAGGGCTTGAGTGGCAAGCAGGCTGTGTCTGCTTTGACGCTGCTCAACTCTGAAGACCGACGTGACCAGCAAGAGCTAGACCGTGGCCTGTCGCGTCTGGCTGGCACCCCCACCATGCCTGGCCAAGTGACCGTCATTGACCCCAAGGGTGTGGAGTTTCAACGCCTGCAAGGTTTGCGCAGCCAAGCGCTGCAAGTGCAGTCTGAGGCTGCAGCCAAGGGTGAAGTAATCACCCCACGCGAAGTGCTCTCACGCATTGAGCAAGGGCTTGAGAAGACCCGCAACTCTGAGGCTGCAAAGGCAGCGCGTCAGCAGTTGGAAATCTACGAGAAGAAGGAATGGGTCAATGGCAAAATCACCCGTGATGGCCTGTCTGCTTTGGAGAAGAAAGCTGGCAATGACCGCAACAAATTGAATGAGCTCAAGCGGATTCGCAGCCTGCTTGACCAAGCAGAAGGGAATCAGCAATGAGCATTGAAGACCGCTACCTGTCGGGTCTTATCGCAGTCCAATACCCAGACGTGCCTGTTGAGCCTTCGCTTGACGGCATGCAGCTGGCTGCTGGCCCATCGCAGACTGTCAGCGATGCTGGCACTGGCGTGCGCGTTGGCCGCGCTGGTGTGCCG